AGAACCTGTTGTATCAATACCAGTTCCACCAGTTAATGTTAATGATTGTGAATCTAAATCAACTGTTTGAGAACCACCAGAGTCACCAGAAAAATCTAAATCTTGTACTGTTACTTGTGCATCTACATAAGTTTTAATAGCTTTTGCACTAGCTAATGTATCATCACTTGCTGATACTGAAGTTAAATCTGTATCAATATCTGTAATAGCTGTAGCTGAACCAATTACTAATGCATCTAAATTTACTGTACCATCAAAGTATGCATCTTTAAATTCTAAAGATGATGTTCCTAAATCAATATCATTATCTGTAATAGGTACAATTGCACCATCTAATAATTTAAATTGTTCTGTCGAAGTTCCTGATACATCAATATGAAAACCTATCTCATCATTAGTAGTATCAATTAAAATTTTATTTAAAGGAGTTGCTAAACCTGCATCACCAATTAATCCTATAACTGGACCTTCTGCAACAGTACCATCATGTTTGTGTCCTGTAGTATTATTAAAGGCTGCTAATAATTGATTATATTCATTATTAAATAATGCTGCTGTTATAGTATCGCCATTATTTAAAGAACTCTGTCTAGTATATCCTGCCATAATTTATCTTCTTCCTCCTGCTATAAATGAAACAAACATTCCATTTACTGAATATGGAGCATTAGTATCATTACTAAAAAATTTAAAGTTATTAGAAAAACCACTTCCAGTTACTAATATACTTTTACTTGGTAGTGTTGTTGTACCAAATACTGCTGTACCAAAAACTGCAGTACCAAATAATGAAGCTGAACTTAAATTACCTACTGAAAAATTTCCAGGTTGAGGAACTTCACCACTTTCAAAATCATATCTTATTCTTAAATTTAAAGAATTTTGAACACCTTCAGGTTCAATATTAGCTTTAACTTTATATAAACTTTTTCTTAAACCATTATCACCATAGTCCATATCTGGTGTTTGAAATTCTGCTTCTACATTTGAACCATCAAAACTATTACCAGTATCATGTTGGTAAATATATCCTGATTCATCTGCATGAAAAATAACTTCTGTACCTGAACTATTTAAATCTGAAGTACAAACTGTTACAGGTAATCCTTTTGTTTCACTCCATTCAAAAGCAGGTATTCCTTCTGCACTATATTTAAATGTTCCTATAATTCCTTTTTGTCCAGAAGCTGCTTGACCAGATTGATAATAGAATAATCTGTATTGACTTCTTTCTCTAATAACCATACTAGAAACTGTATAGTTTCCAAAGTTGTTTAGTATATTATTTATAAGAGGTAAAATTTTTCTTGAAATAGAACCTAGTTCAACATCATCAATTCTAGCTGTACCAGCAACTGTTCTCAATCCATCAGGTGCTAAGAAAATTAAATCTCCACCTATCTCCTGAATAGAGTTGCCACTTACACAACCTATATTTTTAGTTACTGATTTAATTATAGGAGTAGAATCAAGGTTTGTCAACTCATATATACTATTTTTACAGAATATAATTAAGCTATTTCTAAATACTTTAATACCTATTACTATATCACCTACATCAATTGAACCTGCAGAAGCACCTTCAAAATCATAAGGTTTTAATCTAGTGCTATAATATACTGTACTAGGATTAGATGCTTGACCAGATACTATAATTCTTTCAGCATATCTTTCAATTAATGAACAACCTACTGGAGCAGACCTTTCAATTTCTTCAAAGTGATAGCTACCATCTTCATGTATATAAAATTCACCTATTTTATTTTGACCATCTACAAAATATAATGTTCCATTTTGACCACCTGTAGATTCAAAATTAATAAATTTAACATTAGTTTGATTAGTTCTAGGTATAGTTGTTGCACTAGCTAAACTAGATGAACTTATACCACCTATAAAATATGTTAATCCATTTTGAGTACTAGCAGTATTTGCATTAATATCTAATGTAAGTTCTGTATCACTTTGAATAGATAATACTTTATAAACATTATTATCAATTTTAATATCATCACCAGGAGTAAATGATGTTGTAAAAGTTGTAGTAGTTCCTGTTACTGTTGGTGAACCTGAACTAATTGAAACTGTTCCTACTCCTGCAGTAAAAGTATCTTTATTTATTTGTACATAAGATGTACCTGTAGTACTAAAATATAAATCATCTGATTGAGCAACTACTACTCCATCTGCATAATTTATAATTCCATGAATAGTATCAGTTGATACACCACTAGGTATAACACCACTAGCACCACCCCATTTAGTATAACCACTTATTCTTCTATAACCACCTGTAGTAGATGATTCAAAGTTTTGTAATTTAGTTGCAGCTCCTGGAGTTCTAAATAAAGCATGAGAACTTGAAACTAAATCCAAGCCACCTTGTACTGTAATTGATGCTCCTTGAGTTGGCATAGTTTATCCTTAATATAAATATGTAAATCTAACATCTGACATATACTCTGGTTGAGGAGAATTTAATTGGTCAGCCATATTTTGTAATCCTTTTTTATATTCATCTAAAGCTAATTGTGATTGTGCAATATTATCTTTAAACTGATAAATATAATATCTAGCTCTTGCTAGTAAAACTGGTTTGTATTGTTCTGGAAATAAAACCTTATCTGTATCATTAGTTAATTCAGTAGGTCTATTATAAGCAAAGAAATATATTCTATATACATCATCTGGTATAGGAGATAATCCAAATCTTCTACCATCTGAACTTCTTAATACTCTTAGTGGTGTTGAATAAGTTTGTGAATTAGCTTTGTTTGCTTCTTCACCTTGAGCAAAGTTAGCTCTCCATGCTGATAAAGTTGTGAATGCTAATTTATTAATTGTATGAGGAGCTGTCTTACCTGTAACACCTTCTGTTGTTAAAGTAAAATCATCCCAGTTAACTGAATCATAATCTGTATCTACATCAGCCGAACCTGCTTTCATAAGATACCATCTTTGTCCAGCTACAGTTTCTACATATGTATTACCATAATAGTCATCTTGAGGTGCTGCAGTCTTTAACCAAGACCATTCATCAACTGCATCTACAATATCAAAATAAGCTCTGTTAACACAGTTAGCTACAAATTTTTGTATACCTAATGCTCCTGATACTGTTGTTAGTTCTGGTTCATTTATTTCAACCAGTAATTCATTTGTCATTGATAAGTAAGTTTTAGCCATTTAACAGTTCCATGCTCTTAGTGATTTATTAATTCTTGAATTAGGGTCTCTTGCAGTTTTTGCAGATGTAAGTTTTTTCTTCATGCCTTTCATCCTTGCACAAAAACTCTTTCTTCTTTTATTGCCTACAACTTTACTTGGTGCTTTTAAGTTTCGTTTCTTACCAGTCTTAGTTCGACCTTTATTATAAGAAGCTCTACCTTTAGCATTAAGTCCTCCCTTAGGATTCTTACCCTCTTTACGAGTCCAAGCAGGTGAAGACATTATACCCATTATTATTTTTTCTTATTTTTATCTTTTTTAATTACTATAGTCATTACTCCACCATGACCTTTTTTATTTCGGTGAACTTTACCACCATATTTATATTTACCTTTGTTTACTATTTTTCCACCAGGCATTGCTTTTTTCATTGGCATATTGTTTTCTCCTATAATATATATGCGATTATAATTATAATAGCTACAATAAGAACTTCTTTTTTATGATGTTCTTTGTAGTGATTAATTTTGTTTGTCCAATATTTATTTAACATAATTCTTCTCCTAATAAGAGGATGGGGATATTACTACCCCCACCCAATAGTGTATTAAAAATTAATCTATTGTGTAGATAATTTTACCAGCTACTTCTGGTCTTAATACTTTTCTTCCCCATACCATTAAACCTCTAACGATATCTGAGAAAGTACCTGTGTCTCTAACAGTTTCCACTTTGTTCATGCTTGACGCAGCAGCAGTTGAACTCATGTGACCGAATAGAGCTTCAGGTGCAGTTGCTGAACCAGCAGGTGTAGCACCAGATAAGTCATTAGTTGGTAAGTTGTTTGATTTGTACATTGAAAAACCTCTAAGTAATCCAGATGCAACTAAACCATTTCTGATTGAACCTTGACCAGCATTAAAGTCTACTGATAAAAGTTTTGATGCAGAGTTAGAAAGTTGATTGTACCATTCAGGTGCAGCAACAAACCATCTTCCATCTTCAGGTGCGTTAGCTTCGTCTAATACTTTAGCAGCTAATGCCATTTGGTTTAAAGGGTCAACTTCACCACTTCCAAATCCAATATCAATTGGAGTTGAAGTAGTTCCCATTCCTGCAGTTGCAGTTGCTCCTGCTGAAATAGCTGCTAGAATATTGCTATCCATAGCATCTCTTAAAGCATAAGCAGCATTGTCTGCAGCAATAGCTTGGAAGTTGACATGAGAGAATCTCTTCTCTAAGTCATCAATCTTAAATGAAAAAGATTTAGCTTGGTCTACAGTTAGAACAAGTTCTTGGTCAGTTAAGTCAGTTGATGTTACAGCCAGACCTCTTGTGTAGTCTGCTACTGCGATTTGAGGCTCTTTGATAATGTTAACAGTATCACCGAAAGATGAGATTTCTCCCATGTAATCTGTGTTACATACTGCTTCTGCTACTGCAGCTTTTCTTAGAGCTATTTGTACTTTCTTTGAATAGATTTCAGGAATGAAAAAACCATTAGTTTGACCTGAAACACCTAATCCAAAGTTATATGTTGAACCACCAGCGAATTTAGCCATTGTAGTTACTCCTTTGTTAGTTGTTGATAAAAATGAAAATAGAATTAATCTATAATTCTACCTTCCCTTTGAGCTTTTAAAATATCTTTTTCATATTTCATAAACTCCTCATCTGATAATTTCTTAATATCAGACCTTTTGAAGAAAGGTTCTTTAGATTGAGGCACTTGAGTTTGTTCGTTAGTTTTAACCAACAAGTCTGCACCTTCATTCTTCAGTTGTTTCTTCGTAGTTTTTTTATCAAGTCCAAGTCCTCGGTCCTTCTTATACAAGTCAATTGCTCGTGCAGCTAATGCTCCATTAGAGTTGTTTTCATATATCCAGTTTTTAATTTCCATTGGCTGAGTATCTGCCCAGTTATGAAAATCATCAGACTCTTTTATTTCTTCAAAGTCAGGATGATATTTTGAAAGTTCAAGTGCAGCTTCCTTTTGTTGTAAAGTAATGTTTGCTTTCTTTAAACTTTCTAACTCTTCTTGTAAAGTCTTAACTTCATTTTGCGATTGTAAGTGAGATACAGTTTCCACAACTCCATAAATATCAGGATAATCGTTTTTAAAAGCTTCAAGCTCTTCTTTCGATTTTGGTGGTTGGTACTTAGGTCGGTTCTCTTGAAGTTGAACTTTAAGGTCACTTTCTCTACTGTTCCATTCACCTAACTTCCTATCATAATATCGTTTTAGGTCGTCATATCTTTTCTTATAATCAACTTTTGTATAAGGGTTAGATTCTACATTTAATGCAGAGTCTTGAACCTTATCCATTGTTGCATCAGTATTCTCAGTATTATCATCTGGGTTGCCTTCGGCAGTAGCATTTGATAAACCTTGATTACTTTCAGGGTTTGGCACAAACAAACCTTCATCAGCAGAGGTTCTATCTTGTGGCATAGCATCGTCTGTATGCCAAGATTTTTTTCTGTTGTAAGGGTTTGCTTCGGCTTCTTGTCTTCCTTCTTCGTTTTTGTTACTCATCGTATCCTCCTTTAGGGCTTCTTAACTGAAGGTAGCTAAGGTAGGTGTTTTTGTTTAAAACGAAACTACAAGGGCTTATAATAAAATTATTATAAGGTAGCTTGTCTATTCATAGAGTTACCTTTCTCTATAAATTCTTTATACCATCTCTTCTTCTTGAGATTGAATACCAGCATCATAATCTGCTTCTGCTTGTTTCATCATCTTTCTTAATTTGTCTACACCAATATTCTTAACTGCTTTGGCTGTAAATACAAATTCACCATCTGATAAAAGTGCTGGGATAGAGTCTGAAGTTCCTGTTCCTGGTCCTTCTACTTCTCCATCTTCTGTAAATTCTGTTGCAACTAATTTAGGAATGATAGCTTCTAATTCTGGATGCATCTCAACTGCTTCATCTAATAGTTGTTCTTCTTCTTCTGATAAAGCTGAAGTATCAATAATAGCATCCATACCTTCTAAGTCTTCATCAGTAATATCTTCTTCATCATCCATAGGCATTTCATCATCCATACCTTCTGGTTTTAATAAAGATTCTTCTTCTACTACTAATTCTTGCATAGGTGGCATATCTTCATCAGGCATTTCATCTTCTACTATATCACCTTCAGCATAAGCTTGGTAATCTGGTCTTTGGTCATACTTACTTCTTTCAACACCAACCATTCCACCTAATGCTAATTCTTGTGCTTTAATACTTTTAGATGCTTTATAAGCTTCTAATGCTTGTTCTTGTTCATCAGTTAAAGGTAAACCTGAATCTTGCATAGCTTCAAGTTGTTCCATTCTTTTCATTTCAATAATTTCTTTAGTAGATAAATCTCCTTTATTAAACTTTGCTCTTTGCATTATTCCACCTTTAGCTTTTTTAATAACACCTTTACCTATTAAAATATCTTCCTGTGTTACTTTACCATCACCACTTAAATCTGGGAAAGCTTCTCCACCTTTATTAAATCTTGTTCTTGATTTGTCTAGTACTCTTGAAGGTAAACCTTTTCTAGCAGACATAGGAGTATTGACATCATAAGGTGTAATACCTTGTTTGTCTTCATCTTGTTTTGCAATATAAGGTGGCATTGACATTAATCCACCTGTTGCCATTTTCTTTGCTTTTATTCTTTTCATTTTACTCCTTGCTTAATTATAACAATATTAGTTATAGTAGTCAACACTAATATTATTTTACTATTTCTCTTACATTATTGGGCAGGTTCTTCAGTCTGTCCAGTAAATTCCATCTCCCCTGGCATTGGTGTATTACCAGGTCCGATTGGGCTTTCGCCATTTCCAGGGTTGTTTGCTCCTGGAGTTTGTGGAGGTACTCCTCCATCACCACCCATTGCTCCGAGTTCACCAGGGATAGGAGCTTGTGGGCTAGTTCCTTTGTTAGCATTTTGTTGTCCTATTATTTTTGCGTAGATTTCTGCTTCGTCTTTAGTATTTAAAATTTCTGCTGGGTCTAAATCTAAAGAGTGAGCTAATTCTTTTATTACTTCTGACATTCTTACAAATGGAGCAATAGCAGGATTCTGTACAGTTTGTAAGAACATAGTTAGTCTTTGACTTCTAACTTCTTTCTTCATTAAACTAGAAGAACCTGTTGCTTTAATTTCTAAGTCACCTTGTATAGGTAAGTCACCTTCATAGAATTGCATATTCCATTGGAACAATGCTTCACCTAAAGGTTTAATTAATTGGTCATCAATATTTTTAATTACTGTTTTAATATTTAATGATGCTGCTCCCATTAACATTGACATACCAGATGCTGTTCTTGTCATAGATTGAACACCTGTTTGACCATGTGAATAAGATGGTAGTCCTGTAGATTCATCTGCTAGTTGTCTAAACTTATCAAACATCTGCATATTTTCTACAGCAGTATTTGGAAACTTTAATCCATAGATTGATTGACCAGGAGAACCAGCTTGTCTTTTAAAAATCTTACCAGGAAATACTTCCATAGTTTGATTAGAAGCTAGTGCTGATTCATCAATATCAAAAACTAAGTTACCAGCTAATGCTAAATTATCAATTGCCATTCTTGCATGACCATTCATAATTTGTTGTGCATCATCCATGTTTTCTGGAACACCAATACCAAAAAATGTATATGGATTTTTTTCATATACAAAAGATTGATAAGGAGTTCTAAAAGGTTTAAATGGATTCTGAACAATTCTAATTACTTTATCTCGAATCATCCAAACATTAACTTGAACTTCTTCCATGTCATCAATTGATTCATCAAGTTCTAATCCTTCTTGTCTAGCACTTAATGCATCTATTGTTCCCCAGTATTCTAATACTTCAAATCTATTATTTTCAATATCAGGGTATTGACTTTTTTCTAAATCTATATCTGTTTCCCAAGATTTTTTATTATACTTAGCACCCATTCTTAAACATTCAAGTATTGCTTGTTTGTCAAAGAAAGGTCTGTTAGCTAAATCTAAAACTTGGTTTCTATTTAATCTATGTCTTTGAATTACAAATTCTGCTTCTTCCATATTTCTAGCATTAGGGTCTGGATAAAAATCCCATATGCTAACAAATTCCATTTTAGGAACTTTAACAGTTTCAGGTGTATACTCTCTACCATTACCAGTATCAGTATACTTATGTAAAGTTTTATTATAAGTAAAAGGTCCTTTGATAATTCCTGTTCCAAGTAAACAAGCTTCAAAGATTGCACTTCTTAATTCTACACTACCATTTGATTCTTCTATTTGGTCTAAGATTAATTTCTCTAATCTTCTTGCTGCAATTTGTGCAGGTTTAATTTGAGGCATCTCAGGACTTGGAGCTGGTCCAGAGGTTAAGTCTGCATCTTCATATTCTTTTTCTAAAGAACCTAAGTTTGCATTATTATTTAAATCGTTAAAAGTTGTACCAGGAGCTAAATCATTTCCATCACCAGGAAAACCTAAGCCACCATTTAATTCTGTCATAGGTTGTTCACCAGGAACATAATCCATATTACCTTCAACACCAGGAATAGGTTGTTCATTTTCATTCATACCCATTTGTTCTTTTAATGGATTTAAATGAGCATACTCATCTATACCTTCAGGTACTCTAGTTTCTTGAATAGTTAATGGAAATTTATTTGCACCAAACAGTACATCAATCAATTGACCATATGCTGCTAGTACTTTTGTCTTAGTAACTTTAACAAAGACTCTAGATTTCTCATGGTCTCTAAAAGCTACATTTTTAAAATATCTTCCTCGATAGTTATGGAAAGCTTGTAACCATCTATCTTCATCATCTTCTCTAGTAGTTTCACATTGTTGAAATCTAGAGTTTATTTTAGCAACAAGATTAGAAATAGTTTCATCTTCTTTTGCTTCATCCATTACTGGATTTGTATCTTCTCTAATCTGGTCGTAAGTAGCCATATATAATTCCTTAAATTATTTGTGCAGTAATATAATAATACAGTTATTATTACCCTTTGTCAACTATTTTCTTAATTTCTACAATAACACTATTAGGGATAATAGTGCTGTTTCCAATCTCTTCAATTCTACCTGACTCCTCATCAGCTAGTGAATAATCTCCAAATATTCTAGTCACTCCTTTAGCTTGAGTTAATAAATGACCTTTAGTAACACAAATAGGAAGCTTTGCTTTCTTACAACCATCAATCGATTGCCAGGAACTATCAGAGCAAATGTCAAGCCAGTATACAGAAACTAAAGGATATTTATCTATTTCCCTTACAGCTTTAGTATTTATTTTAATTTTCTTTTTAACCATTACCCTTCTTCTCCTCCTGTTGTTGTTTTAACTTATTAAATCCTTTCTTACCTTTTCCATAAGGGTCAAAGCTACCTTTACCTGATACATTACCATCTTTAGCCCAGTCAGTAAACTGGTCTTTAATTCCACCACCATCGGAGTATCTATATATGTTCATTTTAAATACTTGATGTATATGTTCTTGTTTTAAATATTCTTGAAGTTCTTCATATGTCATAACCTCATCATATTCCTCATCTGTTTGAGTATTTTTAAAAGTATATAAAGGCATTAAAAATACTTTCTTAATACATGAAGCTGGTCATCATACTTAGCTATCATCTCTAATTCTTTTTCAATAGTTTCTAATATATCAGAATGCTCTCCAATACCCATTGAGTTGTTTAAATATATTTCTACATTTGCAGTATGTTTTTTTATATGACCTTCTGCGTGTGCCATTAAACTTTCTTTTATTTTATCTCTCATATTAGTATCCAAATGTTGGGTCTGATGGTGTCCATCTTTTTTTATTTGACATTTCTTCCCATACTGAAGTTGCTCTAGGTCTAGACATAACTAAATATCTTAGAGCATCATAAGCATGGTCAGATGCTTTAGTATCTACATCCTCTGGTCTGTTAGGGTCAATAGGTATAGATTGTATTTCTCTAATTAGGTTTGGGCAAGATTTAAATATCTGAAGCTTGGGTCGACCTTTGTCGTTTAATTTTAATCTTTCATGTATTTGTATCTTGCCTTGAATTCTGTTCTTGTCAGCCCTTCTAAGCTTATGTCCTGCTCTGGATAGTACTTCCCCTACAGTTGGACCAGTAGCACCTGTCCTTGCCCACGCAGCTCCATCTAATACCCCACTTACAGACAACCTATCCTCTTTTTCAAACTCAAAGATTCTAGTAGCTAAGTCTTCGCCTGTTAAACCTTTTTGATATAGTTCTCTATAAATAATTAATGTTTCATCTGTTGGGTCAACTGCACCCCATACTACTGCAGATTCTGCTGCATAACCATAGTCAATTCCTTTTACTCTTACCCAATGTCTAGGTAAATCAAAAGGTTCAACTACATGAGTATCATAATCAAATTCTGTAAATGCTGCTCCTTCGGAAACATCCCAGTTACCTTCTAGTAATTGTTTTCTTTGTACAGCAGGTAATGATTGTAACATCTGTTCATACTTACCATCTTCAGATAGATAAGGGTTATCTTCTAATCTAGCTGGTATAAACTTTCTTGTTATATTATCTTCACCTTTAAAACTTTCATTAGGAGGAGCTGGGTCTAGATACCTTTTCTTAACCCAGTTTCCTCCAACTCCTCCAGGGTTTGCAGTACACCGAATGTAGCATTGTATATCATTGTTTGTTGTTCTCAATCGTGATTGCAAATACTGGAGTGGGAATTCTGTTGGATACTGTGTTAACTCATCAATACCTATCCAGGTATATGATTGTCCTTGGTATCTATAAACATCAGCATCTCTATCAAGATAACCAAACTCCAATGAAGCTCCTGAAGGGAATCTCCATATCTTTTCAACTTCTCTAAACTTTGCACCCTTAAAAGCTTTAGGATACAACTCTCTAGATTTATCTATTAGTTCTCTTAATTCTGGCATTGACTTTCTTAACAGTAATGCTCTATGTTCTTTAATGTGCATAAATCTTAATGGGTCTACTAACATAGCATAAGATTTACCACCTCCAGCAGAACCACCATACAATACATCTTGTTCAGGTGCTGCTAGAAAATCTGTTTGAGGTCCTGCATTTGGTTTAAATACTACTCGTTCTTTTTCTTCTTCAATGAGTTTTTTAACAGGACTAGGTAAGGTATCAAGTTTGTCTTCTTCGATGACCAAACCTTTTTTGGTTTCTTTATTCGTTTCGGCATTTTGTACTACTTTCAAAGTTTCTTTTTTATCTCGAAGTCTTCTTGTCTTATTCTCCAAGTTCTTTTTTAGTCTAGCTATTTCTTTCTCCTTAGCTTTGACAGCTTTCCTTGAAGCCATCTTAGCTTTATGAGCATAGCTATAATTATATTGTCTCTTTGGTTTCTCTTCAGCCATTCTTGCTTAACAATCCTTTTGATTCTACTTTAGGTTCAGGCTTATCTTTGTCTATGATTTTCTTTAAACCCATAGCTGATAACTTTCTGCCTGTTTGATGTTCTAATATTTCAACTGCTCCTCTTAAACTAAAAGCACCTGATTTAACACCATCCTTAATTTCTTTTAATGCTGATACTTCTTTATCAACAACCTCTAGGGTTCTATTATCTTCACCTAACTTATAACCAAAAGGAATAGTAGAACTATTTCTCTTCATCATCTATTTCAACATCCTCTGCATTAGCATCTATTAATTTTTCTTTAGCAGGTATAATAAATATTCCTGATGCTGCTGTATGCGTAACATCAAGCTTATCTCTTTTCGCAATACCCACTCTATCCAACAATGTCTGTGCAGCTTGTAGTTTAGCATTGACTTGTGGTATAGGGTCATCACTTTCTAATATCTCCACTAACTTCTGACTGGCTCTTGGTGCAGACTTTGCTAGAATCTTTGTGGCAACATCTACAATCTCATCCTTTAGGGAATCAACTACATTCGATTTAGAACTGTCAGCATACCCTGCTTCTTTTAGAGCTAGGTTTATATCTCCTTTAGCAACACCACCGAGGGCTGCTAGGAAGTTCTTTTGTTGGTCTGTTAGTTTTCTTTGTTTATTATCTGAGTTAGTTGGTAGAAAGTTATTGTTCATGTATTCATTATAACAAGTTTACATCTAGTTGACAACATTTATTTTGATTTAGAGTTGACAAATGCAGAAGAGGGTGTATAATATAATTAGTGTCTCTCCAGGGGGTGAAGCACCTATCTCTATCTGGGGCAGTCCAGCAATATAGCAAGTCTTATGTGAATCTTTATAGCAGGGCGAGGCTATCTAGTTTACATCTAAAGCTAGTTATTTTGTATAAGCAGTATATATATACCCCCCACTACCCCCCATGGCTCATATGTACCCTATAATGATTCTAATTAGCAACACCAATAATATATATAATAACTATATATAAAAAATATAACTAATTATCTTTAAATATCTTTACTAGTTTACAATCTCTAAAGATATAAAGCTTATCTATTAGATTAAGAAATAGCCCTCAAACAATCTTCA